GCCGTTAGATATTCCAATTGGTACGCTTAATCGGTCGGTACGCGTTTGGTTAATTGACAAGCAGCAAAATGCGTATTGGGTGGGGCCGCGAGTAGGTAAAAAAATGCCATTGCGATCGGATGGCTGGTTTGCAAATATTGTCGAGGGCGGCGATCAGAGTTTCGGCGTGGGAAGAAATAAAGGCGTATTTGCACGCTCTATAAAGAACAAGCGCAACGCCGCCGAGCAACTTATGATTAAGAAGTATAAAAACGCGATCGATAAAGCGGTAAAGGCAAAAGCAAAAACAACGAAAAAATGAACGCAGGAAAAGCAGTATATGGAATACTAAGCACGAACGCGGAAGTGACTGCGATTGTTGGCACTAAAATATTTCCGGAAGTAGCAGAGCAGGAGACCGCGTTACCTCTGATCGTTTACCAGCTGCAAAGCGTAGCGCCTGAAGATACGCACGACGGACCGAGTAAGCTCGACGAAGTACGCTTTGAGTTTCTGTGTTATGCCGATACGTACAATGGCGCGGCAGATTTAGGCGACAAGGTGCGCGGCGCTTTGGATCGCGTAAGCGGCACTTACAACGCTGTAAACGTGGAAAGCGTGCAGTTTAATGATGTCGATATCGACGTAATTGATGCACCACGGCGTTACGGTCAATCCCTCACCTTCACGTTTCGGATAAAGCGCGATGATGTGGAGATAGCGCAAGGCACGCCGGTAACGGGCGCAATGCTTGGCGATCTTTACAACGTCGATGTTGCAGGCGTTACGGATAATCAAATACTGAGTTACGACGCTGCAACGGGCAACTGGGTACCGGCGGATGACGCGGGCGGCTTGGTGGACAGCGTGAACGGCTTAACGGGCACGGTTATATTAAATTTCGATGATTTAAACGACGTTGATACGGGCACGCCTAGCGACGGGCAACTAATTGCATACCAGCAAGGCGAATGGGTTACAATTGACCAAGACGAAATACACATTCCCATTAACAGCGTTACGGGTTTACAAACCGAACTCAATACGATACCGACCGATTTAAGCGACTTAAGCGACGTTTCGATAGTTGGCACGCCGGCAGGTAATCAAGCGCTTATATACAACAGCGCCACAAACGCTTTTACGTCTCAGGATAGCTACACCAACCGCTTTGAGGATGAAGTAGAAACCGGCAAGGTTATGCCCACGATATTTGCCGAACGTGCGTATTCTGTGAAGTCGGAGGGCGACGGCGTTTTCATCGACCCCGAAAGCGACACGCCAGCAGCGGGCAAAGTAATCGTGCGGAAGATTTACCATAAAGCCGGATTCATTACAGATGCAGACGTAATTGGTGACTACACTTTAATTCATACGTTTGCCGATGATACCGCTTACGCCGATACGGTTGCCACGTTCGAAGGATTCCGCGACGGCAATACGTACGGCACCCCTCCGTTTACGTTGCTTCAAACATGGGCAGAGGAAACCGCCGCCCCATCGTTCACGGGGCTATTGAACGAGAGTTACGGAAGCGGAGCCGCCGCCGCATATGGCACGCGTAGATTGAACGGGAATTATTCAGGGGCTTGTATGACTATTCGCAGAGCTTCCGACGGCACTACGCAAGCGATTGGATTCGTAGGCGAAGAAATCGATGAATCAGCCATAACGACTTTTTGCACGGGTACGACGTGTACAGTCCAAGTCTGGCATGATCAGAGTCAGACGGGCGGCACGGGAAGCGGTAACGATGCAGAGCAAACGAACTCAACCAAGCAACCAACTATCTACACGGGCGGACAGCTTGTAAAGGAGGGCGGGCGTTTGGCGTTGGACTTTGACGGAGTTTCTAATGAATTACCAACGCCTACAATTTTCAGTGATTTAGGAGCAGGTAACGCAGTAAGCGTTTTTCATATTTCAAAATGCCCTGACACCACAGACGGAACGGTGTACAATTTTTCGGACTCCGCTTCAGCGAATTTCTTTAGTTTCGGATACAACTTTACATCGGGCAATTATGGCAGTAGAAGGAGCGTCGCGTCGGGGTCAAATACTTTTAGTGGGGATACATATAACAATGCCCAGTCTTTGTTTTCGCAGATTTCAACGACAACTACCAACAATCAAGTATATAAAGACGGAACTGCGGCAACTTTAACAACTACGGACGGAGCTTCACGAGGAAATCAATCGTCAAGCGTTATTGGAAGCATATCGACCAACCGATTTATGAAAGGGAACATTCAAGAGATTGTTTCCTATACCTCCGACAAATCCAGCGTTCGAACCGACATCGAAGGCAATATATCAGCCTACTACCAAAGCGCGAAACTCCTTGACGAGCAATACGGCTCAGGAGCAGAAGCCGCGTATTCGGTAAGACAACTCAAGCGAGACAATACGGAATGTATGGTGATCCGCAGGGCATCGGATAGCACGACTACCACAATCGGGTTTGACGCTTCAGGCAACATCGACGAGGCTGCTATCACGACCTTCTGCACGGGGACGAGTTGCACGGTCTACCAATGGCTGGATCAGTCAGGAAACGGGAACACGGCGACAACGACGGGAACGGAGCCAATTATTTACACGGGCGGGGCAATTATAAAAGATGAAGGAAAAGTAGCGATTGATTTTCAAACGGCCTATTCTCCTCTAAAATACACGGGGCAAGATTTGAATCTTTCAGCAATAACCGCTACGCTCATAGGTAGAGAAACTTCGCAAAGCGGTTCACAAGGTTGGGGCATAGTAATGCAAAGCGATAATAATAACGGTTTTCGTACTCATTATCAAGGCACTTCAGTTAGAAACAGAACAACAGGCACTAATTTAGACGCTATTGCAGATGCAAGTGTTAGGCTGACAAGGTTTATACATGATATTGCATCATCGACTGCATTAATGAAAAGCACTTTAAACGGTGTGGTTACGGCAACAGGAAACGGAAAAACATTTTCCACAAACGGATTAGACTTGGCGGTTGGCGGGAGTTCGTATAGTACCGTTCAGTTTCGCGGCAATCTAAGCGAAGCAATTTTATTCGGAGTCGACAAATACACCAGCGGAGACATTGCAAGCATACGCGAAAACGTTGGCGACTACTTCACCCAAAACACGCCACTACTCGACACGTATACAGGAGCGGCGGCTTGCTATTCTTTGCGATTGATGCGCACCGCCTACACGGGTTCAGCTATCCGCGTTCGTAGGTCGTCAGACAACACCGAGCAAGATATAGGATTCAACGTATTCTCAGAGCTCGATACCGTGAGCCTTGCGGCATTTTGCGGTAGTTCTGACGGGTTTGTAGTAAAGTTTTACGACCAGAGCGGAAACGGAAATCATATGCTTGGAACAACATCGACCTTGTATAATCCGAAAATTTACGACAGCGTTACGGGCGTTATTAAAAGAAGTCAGAAAAATGCAATTGATTTCACAGGTAGTTACTCTTTACGCTGTACAACTGGGCAGATGAACCAAACTAATACAACGTTTTTTGTTGCGGATTTGATAAGCGGAAAACCAATAGACGCGGGCAACAGAACAACGCGCCGAAATTATGAAACGGGTGGCGGAAACCTTGCTTTGTGGGCTGGCAGTTCTCCTTTTACATATACGACGGGCGGTGGATTTAGTGGAACGAGTAATTTACAAATCATAAGCACCGTCTTAAACGGCAACAGCACCGAACACAAATTGAATAACAACACCGAGCAAACGTGCGCAGCAGGCACTAACGCAAGCACTGGTTTTTATTTTGGAGGACAAGGAAACGGCACGGGTGACAGTTATCCAAACGCCTTTAATGGGTCTATGTATATTTCTGAATTTATCGCTTACCCATCTGACGAATCCGCTTACCGCACAGAGATCCATGACAACATGAATACATTCTATTCTATCTACTAATGAACGGATACATCATAGTCCTACCCGAAGGAACGCTAACAAGCGAACACCGAGCCAAAGCAATAACGCGCGAACTGTACAACATTACTGCGCCGTTGGTCACTCAGGAACCGTATCAAAAGGACGGCACGGTATTCGGCGTTATCGAACACCCGGACGGCATTCAATTCGCTTTGCAGGTGGATACGGAATACAACATCCCGGTAAGCCCTATGGCGACGCTGGAGAAGCTTATTACCTTAATGCTCGAATTGAGCGAGGTAGAAATACGACAGCTTTCGAGCTACGTCCTTAACGCGCAATCCTTCCCGTTTGGTGCAATCATTCCCAGCACTACGACCGTAAGAGATGAGGCTTATATGATCGAACACGGTTGGTTTCCGAATGAAAATGAAATTGATTAACTTGCAGCCATGAAGGTAACAATTCAAAAAGCGTGCAAGCTACACGGTAACAACTGGAAGAAAGGCGATACGCCTTCAGTTACTGCGGAATTTGCGAAGGAACTTAAAGACAAGGGATATCTTGACGCTCCAAAGAAAAAAACCGAATCAGAAAATAACGACTTAACAAAAGAATAAAATGGCCATTTTTAACGGTACAGAATTAGGCGTGTACATTGGCGGAACGCTAATAGCAGCCGCCACAGATTGCTCAATCTCTGTGAGCATGGAAACGATCGATATCACAACGAAAGACAGCGCTGGATGGCGTGAGCTTTTGG